GTTGCACCAGCACCAGAAGTGGAGAAGAACACGTCAGTGAAGTGAACTACAGCACCAGTACCCGTAATGGCAGCGCCATGTGTCTGGTTGTTGATGAAGCGCAAGGTATTGAAGCGAAGCTGTGTAGCTCCACCTGTTACATTCAAACCAATAAGACCCTGCTGAATAACTCCACCATTGAGCTGAACGTTTTGCGGAGAACCATTGGGTCCGTCCTCAATCAATACACAGTTACCCGTGCTTGGTCCGAGACCGTCGAAGTTCTTGATGAACTGCGCTGCACAGTTTCCCTTAATGTGGAGTGACGCACCAGTTCCCAAAGAAGTCCAGACCAGGTTGTTGCTAGTCAGAACATCCCAAGAGTCTTCGATGTGAATACCGTCAAGGTTGGCAGAAGCTCCCGTGGTGACACCACCAGAGATGATCTCGTTGTTCAGAATGAAGGAGTTGACAGCGAAACCTGATGCAGTGTTTCCGATGAATCTAATTCCCCCAGCAGAAGAGCGGATGATGTTGTGGGAGATCATCGTTCCGTCAGGGTTGTTGCTTGTTCCAGTTCCACCAATGATGTTGACTGCCCAACCGTTAATGAACCAGAACACACAACGAGAAACCTTACCTCTACGAACCGAGTTGACTTGGATAGCATCAGCCACAGGGTTGCTGGTGGTCGTAGAGTTGTTTCCCTGGATAGTCAAGTCAGTAACTTCACAGGTATTGGCTGTGATGTTGAAGACGGTAGAACCCGCGAAGGATGTACCAATAGTAATCTTGGCGGCTTCGGCCCCAGCACCCATAATCTTGGTGCCCACATTGGAGACCGTTACGGCTGAGCTGTTGAACAGGTAGTTACCTGGTGGAACGTATACAGTTCCTCCCGCAGTGGCAGCATTACACGCAGCCTGGAAGGCAGCAGTGTCATCAGCGACACCATTACCTAAAGCGCCATAGTCCTTGACGTTGTAGTTGTTTACACCAGAGACGGCACCTGAGGAGATACCTAGATTCTGTCTGGCGAGAGGAACGTTAGTCAGGTCAGATAGATTGTTGGCAGCCTGTAGAGAGGACGCAATGGCACCAGTAGTATTCGCGTCCAATTGCGCCAAGATGGTATTAAGAGGTGCGTCCCAGTTAAGGGTTCCTCTTGCGATAGGAGTAATAGCCATTAAAACCTCTTATACAGTAAACCACTTAGTAGTATTGCCCCCGCCAGGAACAACCTTTACGTGCTGGTATTGGGTGGTTAGGGAAACAGTTGCAGCACCATCAATAGTATCTCCTGCGTGTGCCGCAACGGTTACTGCGTTAGCGGTACTGTCGATCTTCTTAACTGTATACGTATTAGGAGTCCACGCTGCTGGAATCAATGTAATGGTTACAGGTCCAGCAGTAGCATCAACTAGGATCGTGTCATCTACTACGCTAACCGTGTAGTTAGCAGTCTTCGTAACGATCGGATAAGCACTCTGACCATTGATGATCTTCAAACCTGTAGGGGAAGTTGTCACGTTGGCCACGGTGTACAGACCGGTCAGCTTGATAGTTCCCAAACAAGACTGCAAAGCTGCGCCACTTTGTCTGTCTACGAATGTAGGTGCACCAGCTTCAGTGTCTAGTTGAACAATGTCAATGAACGGACCAATACCAGCGGAACCCGCACCGAAAACATTCATGACATTAGTGCAAGCCTCAATGGAAAGCTGGGCTGCATAGAAAGCGTGTGTGGCACCAACTCCACCAAAGTAAGCCCCCGTTGGACAGTAACCAGACCAGCAGTAAAGGATACGTGCTGAATCAATAACTGTGTGTTCAGTAGCCAGGAATCCGAAGGTGTACCCACCGTGACAGGTCAGGTTGCGAACCTCACACAGGTCATTGTTTCCATTGGCAGGCATAAGCCAACCGATAACCACACCGTTAGCCAGTAGTCCACCGACATTAAGCTCGTTGGATGGAACAGTCCCCGTGGTTCCATATCCGAAATCAATTAGAGTGCAGTTGGACATTCCACTCATGTCTCCCGCGCTGTATCCGATTCCATAAGCCGTGTACGCAGTAAGGATAGACATGTTGGTGAAGGTCACACCCATGTTGCTGAATACACCAGGGCTGACCCCATATCCACCTGGCTGAGACGGACCACCAATAACACACGCATTTCCGTTGTTATTGATAGCAGTATTCTGTGCAGCAACGCTGGCAAAGGAACCGAAGGATACCCAGGTAGATCCAGAGAACTGTGGAATAGTCTGCTGCCAGTGCTCAAGCAGTGCACCGTTTCCAATTCCACGGAATGTGATGTTGGACTTGTTTCCAGTGGTTACAACAGGTGGCAAGTAAAGCTGAGCGTTCCCATTGTGGGAGGTGTTAAGCGGGCCAGCGATTACATAGAACAGCTTAGAGGGTGCAGGAGTGAATACCTCAGCGGCACCGTGCGATGCTGCGTAGCTCACAGCATTATTAATCGCCGTCTGAATAGCTAAAGTGTCGTCTGTTCCCCAGAAGAAGTTAACATTGGAAACTGTGGTAGACGCAGTAGCGCTAACGACAATTTGATTTGCGCTGTTAACCGTAGTAATAGTTCCGGTCAAAACATACTGTGCTGTTGTGCCTGCCTTGTGGAGCATGAAGCTCTTGCCTTGGTCCGCAACAGTGAATGAACCTCCAGTGAAATTAATGACATTCTGTCCGGAGGTCATAGAGGCGGTACCAATGATCTGTCCATCACCGACAGCACCATAGGACTGAACGTTAAACTGATCTGTGCGCGCTGGGGCAAACGCACTAGCGGAAGCTGTTGCAGCGGTTCCTAGACCTAGGTTCGTACGTGCGGTGGATACATTGGTCAAGTCACTCAAGTTATTGGCTGCAACAAGGCTTCCAGGCGTTCCTGTGGTCCATGCGGCGGTAGCTGTACCTGTGGCAGCGAGAACTTGTCCAACCGCTGGTGCATTTGTGACAGAGACACCGTTGATTTGCCCTGTTTGAGCGTCTAGGTACAGCAAAGCATTATTCAGGGTCACATCCCAGCCGGGCTGCCCTGCTGTTGGTAATACAAATCCTGTCATTTAAATTCCTTATGAGGTAGGTTGGTAGCCACCATAGCCACCCGCACCATATAGCCCAGAGCCATACGTACCGATTGGATATTGTAGATAGGCTCCATTCAATCGGGGAGTTACCTGAGCCAACTGCTTAGCAAAATTAGCCGCAGGGGCAGGAGTCTTGTAAGTCAGTGGATAAACGTTCTGGCCTACATTAACTGGATCGTACTTGGCTACGTTTAGGTTCCACTGCTGCTCAAAGTTATCACCAGACTGAGATACATGAGGGATAGCGTACTGAGCGAATTGAACATCATTGACCATTTCACTAGGCTTTACCTGTGTAGCGTCAACAGCAACAATGATATCTCGCTGCTGGATCTGACCAAGGATCTGGAAGCTCGTTACTCTGAATACTTTACCATCATAAACGAATCTATCCTTTAGGTAATTCTGAGTATTGATATCCATATTATTCAGACCAAGGCGCTTTAGCTGGTCGAAAGACATAGTGACATGGGCTCTGTCGTTGGAATAGAAACCATACTCAGTATTGTCGTTGTCACCCTCAACGTGGATGACATGGAGAGCGGGAATTAATCCCTGCTCAAAGTAAATACGCCCAAGGGGGGAGTCAGCTTCTCCATAGACGGGATCTACAGAGGACTGATCATAAGCGAATCTGTAGTAGTAGATTTGGTCGCCTGTCCATCTCTGCCAATCACGAAGACCCCCATAGATAGAGCCTGTCTCGAAATCGACAGAGAAGCGACCACCTTTCCAACCAGCACGGTCAATCAAGGGAATCACCACACTCTTTCTATGAGGGTCTTCAAGTAGGATGGGGAGGTTATAGACCCCACATCCCTCCATAAATCGGGCTTTGTATATTTGATTCGTCTTCGTCTCTTGTAGAGATCGGAGGCAACTGACGGCGTGGTAGCTCGTAGTCGTCGTACTCTCTGTCTTCGAAGATCGGTACCAGACGGTTTGTGGTCTTGGATACGCGACGAATCTTAGATACTTCGATTGCGTCAAGTCCTACATTCAGCATTGCACAGAGATGGTTGTATCTCTCGGTCATTCCGTCAATCTGCTCACGGAGCTGCTGATAACGCTGGCTACGGGGCACTGTAGTCCCGTCAGCGGAGGAGATGTCAATATCTGTGGAAGCGTCCGTTGCAAGCGCCCAGAGGGCATCTATGGACGCTCTGATGGCCACTAGGGACTCTTCTATCGGAGGAAGGTTTGATAGATCCATAGGGACACGTACGTACTTGATAAATCCGTTATTGTCCTTGAATCTCGTCTCCACGTAACGCCCGTTGGTGTGCTGGAGAACTGCTCCATTGATGAACTGCGTTAGCTCATCATCAGAGAACATTCCACCTGCTTGCCCAGAAACTACTAAGGTGTCTCCCTGAGGCAAGGGTGAGGATGGTCCTTGTAGATAGACTCTTCCCTCTTGGGTGTTCAATGTGTAGTCCGTATTAAGGACCAGCACGATTGGAGACTGGTTGTGAATCCATGTGATAGTGACATTCCATACATTGAAATCAGTCAAGTCATACGTGGAGACCATTCCCGTACCCAAGAAAGTGTTTGAGAACGGGGCTCCAGTATCACCTAACTCCATGCGGACTCTGTTAATGATGTCCTGAGTAGTGAAACCCATGGCACCCCTTACTGTAGCGTGAAGGTCAGGTTACCAATTGGAATAGTGATTGACTGATTCTGTGGAGCCAGAATTGGGGTGTCCCACTGCCAAGTAAGGATAACCTCACCAGTAGTACCAGATGCAGCGTTTACCAGCGCACCAAATGTAGTGGCTGTACCCGAACCATTGGCAGAGGTGAAGACACCAAAGCTGACAAGGTTGGCGTTCTGAATCTGTGAGACTCCACCAGTAGGAGTAGTAGCAGACGTAAAGGTAACCACCTGACGGGAGTACCCAGTTGCTACTAACTCAGTAAGCTCAGAGAGCTGAGGATTAGTAGGGATCGCAGCAGTAGTTGTTGGGTCAGCAGTCAAAAGCATGATGTATGCCGTTGTAGGAGGAGTCCAACCACCAAGAGAGGTACCTGTAATCCAGTTGAGAATAGCGCGATCCGTCGCGTCGGTGCAATTACCTGCCATTAGTTAGTTCCTTATCTAACGTATCCACCAGTCCATAGCAATCCCTTTGACTCAAGGTGCTTCGCCAATTCTACAGGAACAACGTACTTACGTCCCTCTTCGAAGTTGTAGTGCTTACCTGCGCCGAAAGTCATGGACTCTAGAGTGGTGTTTGGAATGATGGTACGAGTAGGAGCCTCAAGCTCAATGTCCTTAAGGACAGTTAGATCATCCTCTACTGGCTGAACGATAGGACCGTTTGAGTAATCAACTGGAGTAGCCGCTTCTTCATCGCGGACCTCCTGCATCATGGAGATTTCCTTGGCGCGCTCCTTTAGCGCTTCCTGGTTCTCCTTCTGTAGACGCTCAGTCTCAATACCGGTCAAGTCTCCTGCACGCTTACGTGGTGGCATTCTGTTCTCCTAATAAGTCACGATTGTTAGTTAGATTATATCAAGAAGAAAAGCCCCGCCCGAATATAGAAGGCAGGGCTTTTCTAAACAAGAATTAGTTGGTGGATGCGATAACCACAGAGATGTCTGTGATCAAACCAAGTCCCCAGATAGCGTACCACGCCAAGGCGTGCTCTCTTCCGAAATCTAGGATACCACCATCACGCAATTCTACTGGAAGAGAAATAGCGTGACCGAATGCATTATCTCCAATAAAGATGGAGTCATAACGGTTAGCGGAACCATTACCAGTGGTTACTCCACCAGTTGTAGTATCAGCGGTCCAACCAGTTCCGGCACCACCGACTACATTTCTAACCTGAGTAGTTTCGATAAATACTACGTCATTCAATCTACCAATTTCACCAAGCATGAAATTCCCTGGGGCCGCATACTTAGTCATTTCGATAAATTGAGGATCGTTTCTCAACCAACGGCTCTGGTGAGGGTGTACGAAACATACATATGTCTCGCCCAAACGTGGAACATTCTTCGTAGCCAAAGTTTCTACGGCATCGAATACAACCTGAGAAGTCAAGTTGAAGTCACCAGTCATAGAAGCGTTAGAAGTACCAGGAGTACCGATGTTGTAGTAAACCTGGTTGTTAAGTGCGCCAGTGTCCTTCTGGTATCCGAAGATTTGTGAAGAAGCCTGTAGAAGAGTGTTACGTGCACTAACGTCTAGGTAGGTGGCCATGTTACGCCCTAGAAGACGAGAAGCAGAAGCCATAACGTCATCGAAGGAAGCGTTAAGCAATAGCTCAGAAACAGCAACAGCGAATCCCTGCTCAGCCACGGTGATGGAGAACTGAGAAGCTGTCAATGGAGCAGTCTGCATACGAATACCTTCAACAAGCTGGCTAGCCTGTCCTAGGTTATTGTAACGCATAAAGTTAATTGTGAGACCAGGAGTTACCCCGAGCTCAGTCTTCTTTACGGCAAATTGCTCGAATCTTAGAATCGGCATTGCCTGGAAGAGGATTTCCTTTGACCATATGGTCTGAATTGCTGGGGATAGCGCGGTGCTACCACCAGGGTAGGAAGTAGGGGCACCAGAGATATTCGGAGTACCCGTGATGGCTGATCCTGCCATATTTAGTCCTTATCATTTGTATGGGCTAGGCACCAGCCGCCCAGAGATGTTCTTAAACTTAGCCTAGGATGCCACGGTCACTAGCTGCTGTACGGGCAGCCATTCCCGACTCCTGGCGGAACTTCGCATACTCACTCATGGACATGTTTGCAATGTCCTGTGGGGAGAGCTGCTTCTGTCCCATAGCCCCGTCCATTGGACCAAGGGCGGTATATCCCGTAGCTGATACTCCACGCATCTGGGACATCTGTTGTTGTCTAGCCGCAGCCACTTCATCGGCAATGGACTGAGTAGCAATCTTTGCCTGTGCTATAGCGTTATCGATCTGTTCCTTAGTTTCACCTGTGATGAAGTTATGGAACTGCGGTGCGATCTCGTTAGAGTTAGCCGATAGTGCCTGGCTTCTGTACTCTACAAGTTCATTATATGCTCTTTCCTTGGCAAGTAGTGCACGCTCATTCTCGCGCTCCATCTGGAGCTGATTAAAGCGGGATTCCCAAGTCTCGTTGGTCTCCTTAAGCTTGGCCTCTAGGAGAGCCTTTGCAGACATCTCTTCTTCCTTTTTGGCCTTCTTAGCGGATTCCTTTTCCTGACGTTCACGCTCTAAGACGCTGAGCTCTTCCTGGCGCTGCTTCTGTAGATCCTGCAATAGCTTCTGAGAGCTACTGAACTGCTCCTTTAGGGAAGTGATCTCACTGTATAGCTTATCCTTCTCCTGCTTGCGTGCTGCGGCGATATCTGCCTCAGTGAATGTACGCTCTCCCGTAGCTCCATGCTGGAATGCTACTGGGGAAGGAGCTGGACTCTGTGCGCCGTTGTCTGGGGTTGGAGACCCAATTGCCGCGTCCAAACCCGGTTGTACTGGAGTGCCCATTATATTATCTCCTGAATTCTCACTGTAAGTTTTCCGAATATATCCCGAATGAATTAACTTCTAAGTCTTACTTATTATCGTCTGTAGGAAGCTGACGTGAACCTAGCTTCGTACCGTAAGCGTCGTTTACCATTGCTCTAAGAGCTTCCATGGAACCCGCACCATCCATAGCCTGTAGGTTAGGGCTGTTGTCGATGGTTCCTGGTCCTCCGCCTGTTGGCTTCGGATTACCCTCAGAATCTAGCTGAGGTTGTGCGTTCGGGTTAGGCTCTGATCCGTCAGGACCAGGCATAAGCCCAGTGGTCTCAACCACAATGGAATCAATCTGTGCTCTCAGCATACGTAGAGCACCGTCACGAATTGCATCCTCGTGTAGTTCGTCGTAAATTTCCTGTAGCTTGTCGTCTGGGAATTGCTCTCCCAGGTCCTTAAGCGCACCGCGACGTGATTCCAGATCCAGATTCATCATTGCCATAATCTCATTCAGCTTGACAAGTCTGTCTACTGGCAGTGGAGATGGCCATGTGATATCTGAGAAATAAACTAGAGGGTCATTAGGATCTAATACTGGAGGCTGACCCTCTTGCATAATTCCTTCTGTATCAGGATTATACACTAATGCTTCCGGCTCGAAGATAAATAGAGTTCTTAAAGCTAACTCATTAATCTTCTGTAGTCCCTTACCATATTGTATCTTCTTTAATTCGAACTTTTGGATAAGGGGGAAGAATTGAATTGCTAGAGCTACACCTGATGTATTTGAAATAGGCTGGCTCTGTCCAAGTGCAGACTCAGGTACTCCAGTCATCTCGTGCATAGCACGCTTGATGGTGTTCAGTACCTCTAGTGGCCACTGTAGGTCTACACCGTTCTCAAGGTTCTGTACAGATACTTCCTTGTTTCCGATGGACCATACTCGGTTGGTACCCTTCTCAAGCTGAGATGGCTTGGCACCGATAACCACAGTAATGGGAGCTGCGTGGTAATTAACAATGTCAGCAATGTCCGTAGCAGTTTCATTGTACTGACGATTAAGCGTAATCAAGTCCTGCACATCGGACATTCCCCAAGGAGATCCGGAAGCAGGGTGATTAGCAATGTGAACGATAGGAATAACGCCAAGTACGTTTGGACGCTCGTCAATAAGCTCGTCATTTACATACTCGCGAATAACATCAGAACGAATCAACTCAGTGTATGTGTAAACACTTCTGGTTCCCTCTGTGTTGGTTCCCCAAAAGCGATACTTTAGTTTGAACTCTAGCAAACGGTCACGGTCGTGTGGGTGCCAAGTGGGGAAGCAGAATGCAGAGTTAAGCGGGAGGATACGTACTCTACCCTCATGCATATTTCCTGCGTTGTCTTCCCAAGCTGGTTCGTAGGCCAC